TGTCACACACAACGGCACTGTGACCTATTCAGATCCCACCGTCTGGACTGGCACCCCAGGTTCAGGTGCCCAACCTCGACAGACCTTTACAGTCACAGACACACAAGGTCGTGTGCGAGCACGAATCCGATAACTAAGGTGATACAATGACTCAACCTGACTTGACACCTGCCGGCATCTGTGCTAACATAGAACATTATCGCTGTGTTTGGATTGAACAAAATCGTCAAATTAAACACACAGAGAATGAATTGGCATTCTGGTTAGCGATACAAAAATCAAAGGAACACAATGGCACAGGCCACACCAGTTAAAACCCCCATGGGCGTATACGCCAGTGCCAGTCTGGCTTCACGAGCACACGAATGTTCAGTGGCCACCATATTGAATCGCATTCGAATTGATCCAGAAAACTACAAAAGACTTCTGATGCCTGTGCCTGTGGCCAGGCCTCGCTTGCCCAGAACCACACAGACCATCACAGCAGATCTATGGCCCATGACCTGGAGTCAGTATCGTGTGCAGAGTTTTGAACTGCGAGAAGAAATATTCAACCGTTGGATAGAACAAACACAACTGGATCCGGAATCAGAAAGTGCTGTGGCAGAGTTCTTTGGTGAAATGGATCAGATGGCCTTGGCCTTGGCTCAGGCAGAACTGGATCTGGCCGAAGCAGAATCAGCAGACCAGTTGGAGCAGGCAGAGTTGGCGGACTTGGATACAGAGGCAGAATCCCAGGACTAAATAGTCCATGAACTATGTCATTCCTATACCTACGGATCACCTCACTGCTGACGAACTACGCAAGGCCTGTGCAGAATATCAAGCTCGTAGACTGCTAGCCGCACAGGATCGTTATCCAGGCTGGACTGGTCGTGTGCATACCACACCTGAAATGGTAGACAGAATCCTTGATTCGGATCAGGAAACCCTGCCGTGAAAAGCGCAAACTGGGAACCCGGCAAAGCAGTCTATTCCGAATGGCTAAAAACTCTCACTGCTGACCAACGTGCTCAGCATCTGCGTGAACGTGCAGAACGCAAGGCCATCAAACAGGCCATGACTCGAGTGGTAGAAGAATATCAAAGTAGATGGACAGCAGAACTACACAACGCTGCCTGGGCACAACTGGTCAAGGCCAGAGACTCCGGCGACACAGCGGCTTTTGTTGCTGTATGGGATAGAATTGTTGGTCGTCCACAAGAAACTGATCGTGCTGATTCGTCTCAGAAACCCTTGCCCTGGACGGATGACACTGTATGACCCTAAAAGAACTAGCCAAAGAAATTGAAATAATCAAAGAGAATCACCTGCGGCACCTACAGGAAGATGTCAACAAGATCAACAAGAAGGTTGAAAGCCTAGACAATCGCCTGTGGTGGATCCTGGGCATCTTGGTGTCAGCCACTGTAATTCCTGCAGTGGTGAACTTCTTGCTGACGCAGTTCGCGGCCTAACATGCCCTTGAATCCAGGACAACTGCAGGTCAGTCAAGACCCTGCTAGATTCCGTGTGGTGATATCCGGTCGTCGATGGGGCAAGACCTTTTTGGCCATTAGAGAACTGGCACGTGTGGCTTCCCGACCCAATCAACGAGTGTTCTATGTGGCACCCACCTACAGACAGGCCAAACAGATTGTTTGGGATCAACTCAAATGGCGTCTGCAAGACCTACGATGGGTGCATCGTATCAATGAAAGTGATCTGACCATTGTGCTGAAGAACAGCAGTAGAATCAGTCTACGTGGTGCAGACAATCCAGACAGCCTACGTGGTGTAGGACTAGATGCAGTGATCATGGATGAGTTTGCCATGATTGATGAAAAGGCCTGGACCGAAGTGTTGCGACCCACCTTGAGTGATAGACTAGGCACTGCCATGTTTATTTCAACTCCAATGGGACAGGCCAACTGGGCCTATGATCTCTACAATCGCGGACAGGATCCTGCCGAACCTGAATGGAGCAGTTATCAGTATACCACACTGAGTGGTGGCAATGTCACAGAAGCAGAACTCACACAGGCCCGGCGTGATCTGGATGCCAGAACATTCAATCAAGAATACCTGGCCACCTTTGAGACCTACAGCAACAGACTGTTCTATGCATTTGATCGTGCAGAAAACACACGTGAATGGACTCAGCCCACACCTGGTGTGTTGCACATTGGACTGGACTTCAACGTGGGGCAAATGAGTGCCGCTGTGTTTGCGGAAACTCCGGAGCACTGTCATGTGATTGATGAAATTGCCCTGCTGAGTAGCAATACTACAGAACTGGTAGAAGAGATTCGCACACGCTATCCCACACAACGGATCTTTGTTTATCCGGATCCTGCTGGTTCAGCTAGAAAGACTTCGGCAGGCGGAGCAACAGATCACACCATCCTGGCCAATGCAGGCTTTGTTGTGAAAGCACCCAGAGCACACACACCTGTGCGTGATGGCATCAATGCTGTGAACAGCATGCTGTGCAATTCCGCTGGAGAACGTAGAATGTGGGTCACCAGTGCCTGCAGAAGTGTGCGTGAAAGTTTAGAAAAACACAGCTACAAACCTGGCAGCAACATACCGGACAAGGATTCTGGTTACGATCACATGAGCGATGCTGTGCGCTACTATGTAGACTATCGGTGGCCTGTTCGTAGAGATCAAGTCATCGCACCACCCACACGTTGGGGCCACAGCATTGCCACACAACGGTAAATACTCATCAAGGACTAAAAAATGTCAATCATACAAACCATAGACGAACAAATTGCCGAAGCACTGAGTTCAAACACAGAATACAATGCCTATCGTCTGAGATGGCAATACCTTTACCAAAGCTATCTAGGCGGTGAAGAATATCGTGATGGTGCTTATCTCACACGATATGTGTTGGAAACGCCAGGCGAATACGCTGCCAGATTACGTGCCACACCATTGGACAATCACTGTGCCTCAGTGGTGCAGGTGTATAACAGTTTCTTGTTTAGAGAACAGCCCGAACGTGAATTTGGAACTATAGAAAATGACCCACGTGTGCTGGACTTCCTAAGAGATGCAGATCTAGATGGCCGCAGTCTCAATGCGTTTATGAAGGATGTCAGCACCTGGGCCAGTGTATTTGGACACTGCTGGATCATGGTGGCCAAGCCTGATGTGGGTGCTGTTACCCTAGCAGATGAACAACAGATGGGTGTGCGTCCTTATGTGAACTTGATGACTCCACTTGCAGTAACAGATTGGAAATGGCGTCGTAGTGAAACTGGTCGTTATGAATTGGTCTACTTCAAATACGTAGAAGAATTCACAGACTCGGGTCAGACAGTGCGAGTATGGACTCCGGACACTGTGCAGACCATTGAGGTGGATACCAAGAACAACAGAATCACTGCGGACTACACTGAAGTGAATGGCCTAGGCTACATTCCTGCTGTGTGTGCCTACAATCTCAGATCAAACGTGCGTGGCATTGGCGTCAGTGACATCACTGACATTGCCGACACACAAAGAATGATCTACAACATCAATTCGGAGATAGAACAAAGCATACGTATTGACAGCCACCCCAGCCTTGTGAAAACACCTGAAACACAGGCAGGCATTGGTGCAGGTGCCATCATACAGATACCAGACAATCTTGATCCCGGCTTGAAGCCCTACATCTTGGACTACAACGGTGCAGAACTCAGTGCCATGCTCACAGTGAAGGACAACCTTGTGGCTGTGATCGACAAGATGGCCAACACAGGTGCTATCCGTGCCACAGAATCACGCACACTAAGTGGCGTGGCCATGCAAACAGAATTTCAATTGTTGAATGCCCGTCTTAGCAGCAAGGCCGACAACTTGGAACTGGCCGAAGAACAGATCTGGTCAATATTTGCAGACTATGTGGGCGCAGAGTGGACCGGCCATGTGGAGTATCCAGGAAGTTTCAACATTCGTGATATAGAAAACAACATGCAGACTCTTAAGACTGCAAAAGAAACTGCCACTGACCCAGGTGTGTTGTCAGTGATAGATTATCAAATCCTAGAACTGTTGGGCAAAGAAGAACCCGAACGCTATCTCACACACAACGAAGGCCTGCCCAATGCTTATGTGCCAGCCAACACCCCAGGTGTGCCAGCAGGAGAAAACTGTGCCAATTGCAGTTACTATGACCCCATCACACAGGGTTGCAGTCGCTGGGATGAAACAGTGAATCCTGTTTACTGGTGCAGAGCCTGGGAAGGGCGCATCGAAGAAGAGATCGAAAGCATGCGAGAGGACACCTGATGCCAGTTCGCAGAGTTCAAGGTCCCAATGGCCAAGTGGGCTATCAATGGGGCAACACAGGAAAGATTTACACAGGTGCAGATGCAATGGCTCGTGCTAGAGCACAAGGGCAGGCTGCCTATAGATCCGGTTACAGGCCACCTGCAGGGCAAAAACTATAATGGCCACTTATCGTGCCACTGAAGCGATGGCGGCAGCCGCACGACAGGGCTTGGCCATGCGAGCACAACTGCCTAGAAGCAGACAAGGTGGCACAGCAGTGGGCTTGGCCCGTGCAAATCAGTTTGCTCGTCGTGAACAGGTCAGTCTAGACACTGTTCGTCGAACATTCAGTTTTTTAAGTAGAGCCCGTGTGTATTATACACCGGGTTCTGAAACACCTGGCACACAGGCCTATCTCTTATGGGGTGGTCCTGCTGGCTTGGTATGGGCAAGAGCAATCTTGCGTTCATTAGAGGATGACTGATCATGATCACCAACTATGGCAAAAAGAAAAAACCCGGACCCGGCCCAAAGCCGCGTTAATCGGAGTGAGATCTGATATAATCTATAAATATATTATTAACTTTATTGAAAAGGCGATGCAACGATGTCAGACAATACATTGGCAAATGAGGCAACTGGTGCCGCGGAAGCAACTTCTGAAAACCTGGCAGCAATCAAGACTTACACTCAACAGGAAGTAGACAACATGATGGCCCGTATGAAGGGTTCATTAGAAAAGAAACTGCTACGACCCTATGAGGACCTGGGTGATCCAGAATCATTACGACAGTTAAAGGCCGACGCGGATCAGCGTCAACAAGAGCAACAACTAAAACGTGGTGAATTTGAACGAACCCTACAAGAAATGGCTGCTAAGAAAGATGCTGAGATCTCAAAGAGAGACTCCGTCATCCGGGAGTATAAGGTCACCGCTCCGGTGCTGAATGCTGCCGCAAAATATCGTGCAGTCAATCCTGACCAAGTGCGTAGTTTGCTACAGTCAAACCTTAGACTCAACTCAGAAGGCGATGTTGAAATTGTTGATGCAACCGGTGCTGTTCGTTATGCGGACTCTGGTGCGCCGTTTGCAGTGGAAGACCTAGTGCGAGAATTTTTAGATTCGAATCCGCATTTTGTATCCGCTGCTCCGGCCACCACCAACACACAGTCAAATGTGGGTAGTGCGGCTCCATCCAACAAGACAGACATTTCCAAACTGGATATGAAAAATCCAGAACACCGCAAGCTCTATGCGCAATATCGCAAAGCCAGCGGCATAGCCTAACAATTTAAGGAAAATATATTATGGCCGGTTCAACCACAACAACACTAAACGACCTCTTACCAGAGATCATCCAAGAAGCAATGTTCGTCGCATCAGAGCGATCAATCATGCGCGGCTTGGTCAAGAACTACACCTTGTCCCCAGGTCAAGGTAAAAAAGTCAATGTGCCAATCTACCCGATCCAAACAGCAGCCGCTGTTACCGAAGGTGATGAAGTCACAAACACAGCAGTCAGCACAAACAATG